TCTCGCCTTCATAGTATCCAGCATCAATGTCCAATTGAGTGCCAGAAAAAGAGAATATAGCCACGCCATTTGCAAAGTTGTCGCCGATGTCTGCTGCCGCAAGAGTAAACAAAATAACAGAGGTGCCTTTCTTCCGAAACTTTAACGAACAACTGCCGCCGGCAAAGTTAATTATCGAATCATCATCATCGCGCTTTAAGATAGCTTGAATTTGTGGTGCTTGGTCGTTTTGTACTAAGGTGTATGTCTGCATTAATCTTACTCCGGCTTAATAGGCCATATTATATCATCTAAAGAGGTGGCATCCGAGTAAGCATCTGGTATGTCTCTAAGAGCTTGCCTGTAGATTGACCACTCTTCTTTCTTTGCATCGATTAAAGGGCTGTCGGGGGATTGAGTCCAGTCTGATTTTATTAGCCTTTCGTTTCTTCTTGCCCTTATTTCTGACTGTATTATTGCAATAAGCTCTTTATTAGTAAGATCTTCAGGCTCCGGCTTTTCACATACAACACCATCAATAATCATCTGCGTAGAGTCGTTGGCTGCGCCTTCCATGACTAGCTCATCATTATTAGCCTGAAATTTAAAGTCTTGTTCCGCACAAACTCCAGTTCTAAGTATTAACCCATTAGCATCATAAACTATATAGTGTTTCATTTCTTAACCTCTAATGCTGACACGGAGAAGTTTCTGTTTGCCGCAATTAAATCCACAAAGTTAGCCTCTTGGACAATTGGTCTAACTCTTAAAGACCAAGTATGAGCGCCTGAAGTAGTATTGTCTAAAGCGGATATGCTAATTGAATTTCCAAAGCTATCTATCATTTGATTTAAAGCAAGGGAGGTTAAACTTGCAATGTAAGTTGTAACATAATTTCCTTTGACAAAACCTTCTTGTATTACCGTCGCACCTCGCAAAATTTGAAATTGTATATTTGTTCTACCATTAGGTTCATCTGGATCATCTTCTTGTATTCCGGCAGCCATTTCTCCACTAAAACTTAAAAATACATTTCCTCCAGCAGATGTAAAGGTTATAGAAGATATTTCTCGCCATTGAGGAATTGAACTTATTACGGGAACCCTGTAATTGCTTCCGTTAATATTTTCAATGCCTCCGCTTGACCATTCAGTATATGCAGGCGCGGTTGTTGTTGATCCGCTTGGTATGGTTACTGCCTGATCTGCAATCTTTAAAGTATCAACCGCAAGATCAGCAATCTTACCTTCAGTTACTGCAAGATTATTTATCTTTACTGTGGTGACACCGTTATCGCCTATTTGCAGTGTTTTTTCCGTTCCATTAGTAACAACATCAATGCCAACGCCATCAATTCTTATTCTGTCAGCTTCGATAGTTCCTGTCTTTAACAGGCCTCCGTTAATAGTAGTAATCTCAGTGCTAGACGCATTTCCTAATTCAGCATTTAAGTTAGTAAACGTAACTAGACCATCAAACTGAATCGATTTAAATGGAACAGAAAAAGTAATAGTCTGCGAACCACCAAAACTTGCCTCAGTGATTGTAAAACTACTTGCCCATAACGTAGCATCTGAGCCATTTATAGTAGGCGGATTTTTCTGCCAATCAGTAGTCAAGCCTGCAAAAGCTGCTGTATCGTAGTTGTAAGAAGTGGCTGTTGGAGTAGATGGCGTATTGGGCTGAGACTCTGTGTAATACACGTAGCCATTATCTGCTCTTGGTGATAATGCTGCATCGTTAGTAGTAGCACTTACTTCAGCAGTAAATTCAGACTTGTTTCCACTGTAATCTACTGATTTAAATTTATAGAAGTATGTAGTTGAATCTAAAAGCGAACCATTAACAAAAGATGCAGGTAATCCGAATCCTCCAGAGACACTTCCAATTCCAGAATAAGTTCCACTCAAACTTGTAGATCTGTGAACTTCTACGTTACTAAAGTCCTTATCTTCTGGATTAGTCCAAGCCAAAGTAATTGAACCCTGCCCTGCTGTTGCAGATAAAGAAGTGGGCAAAGCTGGGGCTGTAATATCCCCAACAGTTGCTTGAGATGCAGTTACCCATTCGCTTTTTGAGCCAGCAGCGTTTACAGCTCTAACCCTAATATCATAGGTCGCTCCAACTACAGCGTTATTAAATGTGTAGGTGTTAGTCGCCAAGAAAAACGAATTAAATTCAGTATCTGACGATATTTTATACTGTATTTCGTAGTTTGCTACAAAAGCATCTGCGCTATAAGTAAAACTAACCGTTATAGCCGGAACTGCCGTTCCATCATCATTAATTACAGTAACTGATGATGTCGTAAGCCCTGTAGGTGGAAATACAAAATTAGGGTTTGGCAAATCAGTATCTGGGTAAGAAGTTTGCTCGGCTGATAAATCATATATATAAATTGATGGATCGTATTCGATCAACGCTACATCACAAGTTCCATCATAATTAAGCTGAATGTTTTCAACCTGAAACGGCTTGGGATTAATCCAGCCTGGAGTTGGATGCTGAACTGTAACTATATCTGCAACAGACAATTTCAACGCTTCGCTTGTAGCCCTAAATGATGTCCTTAACGAGTTTCTTGATCTCAAAAGAACAACTCTAGCTAAGTCTCTAGCTGCGTAATAATTAGTAATAGTATCAAGATCTAATTCTTCAACCAGTAAAGTTCCATTATCTTCAGCTAGTAAAGTTGATTCTTGTGTAGATCCCTGATCAGGCCATGTAGCCTCATCTGGCTGATAATCAACATCGGGATTAGCAAACTTAACAATAACCCTATTAAATTTATCTTCTTTCTGCTCACCCTTTATAGATATACCACCAATCATATTGTCAAGGTTAAAAGCGAATACGCTTGTTCCACTCTTATCAATAGATAGGCCATATTTACCTTGGCTATACGGTAGGAATCCACGGCATCCCATAAGAAGCTTTTCTATATTGCCAAACAATTGCTCATCTGTCTGAAGTACAGCGTTACAGTCAAATATCTTGCCTGATATTCCATTATTATAAAACGTAACAGATTCATCGCAATCAGTGGCTGCTGCCTTAAAAAGATCATCATCAATAGAGGATGATAAAAGACCCTTGCCAAACCTTGCATTTGTTAGATAGTCTCTAATACATAGTGCAGGATTGCTGCTGTATGCTGGATCGTCAAGTGGGGTTCTAGGATCGTAAACTTTACGACCCCTGACAAGAGCAGTTATATCAGGCATTCCAGAAAATACATCTTCATTCCACTTTAACCTTATCGCCAGGTACGCAACCCCCTGAAGTCTGTGAGAAGAAGTCCATCCAGCATTGGCTTCAGTCAACAATGGATCATATAGCTGATCATCTGCACCCGTATGAGCGTTTATTGTAACTAAACCAGCAAATTGTTGATCAGTTATTGGAACATCATCAATGTGAATGCTTGTTATTGAATCTACTTCGCCTTCACACAAGACAAGAGCTATATATAAATACTCATTTCTAGCTCCTCCAACTACATCTCTAGTTGATACAAATACGCGAACGCCGCCAACCCGCCTTGTTCCATAAATAACGGGAATAGGCTCAATGTTAGATTCCTTGTTTACAAGAACGCCAGCCATATCGGCAGCAGCCTTTTTAGCCTTTTTCATTGCCTGTTGCGTCATTACATACGAAACAGCCATAGATGCTGCAAAAATTGCTATTATCGGAAGAAATCCAATCATTATTTACGACCCCATCTTAGATCTTTAACTGTTTTTGCTGCAAAGATAAAACCCTTGTCGCCAGGGAAGTGCAACTGCTGGGAGTTGTGATTAGTCTTTCGTCCGTTTTCTTTCTCAAAGTCTTTCCAGTGTGAGGCGCAGCTAATGCTTAAAACGCTAGAATCATCTGAGTCCTCTATTTCATATCCAGTTATTAGCCCATTAAAAACTAATATAGGTAATCCTATAATTGCGTCAGAATTATCAAGAACAGAACGATAAATTTTAAGAGGTATATCTAAATAATTATTAGATAGAAAGAAAGATATGTAAGTTTGCTCAACCCCTGAAAGCTCTATCGTAAAGCCATTTACCGCAAGCTCTGCGGTTTCAGTTACATTACCAAGGGATATGATATGAGGACTGCTATCCCAAGTTTCGGCAAGAGCTGTAATATCCCTATCCCAGTCAGTTATTCTGAATGGCGTAGGGAAGTCGATTTGAATCAGCGTTGCAAGGTTAAAGTTGTCTTTATTAAGCTCCGCAAGTGTTGCCGCATCTATGGATCGTGTCATTATATAGCCTCAATGAAATCTACTTCGTAGTCTAGCATTGAAGCAAGTCCCAAGTCATAAGTCTGAACGTCATTATTTAAACGAACAGTAAAAGGAACATTATCATAGGTAATTTCTGTATTATCAGGAACGGCTACAGTTAAGCTAGGCTGAATAGCTAAATCACCATTCCCTGCCCTGTCCGACACAATCATAT